CTTGTAGTCAACGTTTTTAAGGTTCTTCACTCTGACCTTAATATCCTTCTCAGGAAATCTTACCTGATATATTTGTGAAGGTTCCGCAAAGATTGTTTTGTCGACCAATTGAATCTCTTTTGTTGAATCGTCTGAGTATCTTTGTGATGTTTCTGAAGACGAATATTGACCACCAACTTTATTATAAACTTTGATATCTGTTAAAGAAATAACACCAGCAGTGTCCTGAATAATTCTTTCAATCTCAGAGATGAATACATTTTGACCCATCGTTCTGTCTGTCGGAGCCATAAACTTAGAAACCTCATCAATAATCTTTGTGATTACAGTTCCCTGATTCTGTCCTGAATCTAAAACAACTGAGATATCATATTCTAAATCAATAACCTGACCTACATTTACCGATATGTAATCGTTAATCATTCTATACTTAGAAAGATAGTTGGCAATATTTTGTTTCAATGTATTAGAAACCGTCTGAGTCAAACTACCATTTGAATCATATGATAATACATTTATATTAATTTTGTTGTCCTTTTCTGTAATCGCTGTCTTAGCAGGTGCTCCGTACTTACCTGGCATCTTTCTAATCAACGCATTGTAATCATTAATAGTAACCGCTCTGTTTTGAGACGCAAAATTAAATGTCACCATATTTCTCACTTCCTCAATTGAAGGTTGGTTAGCACCTCCGATAGCTGCAGTAATGTTATTAACCGTAAGTGAATTAATTACCGTTTGGTTGTTTGTATTAGACGGTCCATTAACAAAGAAGTTTACCGTACCTACCTGATTGATAGCATTCACACCAATGTTTGATTGTGAACCACCACCAATTCTATACTTAACAAATAATGTTGTGTTGGCTTTTACTGTCCTACCTAAACCAATATTGTTTTGGTATTCCTGAATTCTCATTGTTACACCGTTTCTCGCAAAATCTGCCAATTGTTCGTCAGGTGTTGTGGTACCACCACCAAACTGAACTTTCATGAACCCCTGAGGTGTATACTCTGTTATGAATCTATTTTCAGTATCAATGTACTTACCCACCTTAATACCTGGTTGGTCTGAAGGTTTTGTAGAATCTTCAATGAATACTGTCGGTTCGGCTAATGAATCCACTTCATACCATCTGTCTTTAGCATTAACAAACTCAGAATACGTTGGTGTGGATTGGAATGATGTACCATCTTTTTGAATGATGTCTACAACCTCTAATACATTTTGTTCTGGTAAGAAGAACTCAAAGAATGGTTTAACGTCATTAGGGTTGATTGTCTTTTTGAATACTTTAGTCAAACCGTTAACTACAACTTCTCTTTTTGTGATTGTGTAGTTAATCAACACATTGTTCGAATCAAAGTTTGGAATCTTTGTTCTGTTAGGGAAACCTTCATTGTTGTATTGTGAAGCGAAATCAATATCATAAACATTCTCAAATACCTGACCAGCACCAATCACTTGTGAACCCGCTCTTAGAATCCCTAAGTAACGTGAATCCTCTTGGTCACCTAAAGCAGGTACGGTAATTGAAAAATCAACAATACCAACTGAAGGTCTATTACCTGGTATCTTCAAACCATAAGTTCTGGCAATATTAAAAATAGATGAACGTTGTTGAGCATATTGTAATACAGTTTCCTGAATACTTCTATCAATGTGGTAATTAAGATTATCACCAATCGCAGCATTCAAGTCCATCAATACCGAATAAACGGCAGCATCATTGAAGTTATCAATTAATTCAGGATAATACTGTTTAGTATAATTTACGAGGTCCTGTCTTAACCCTTCAAAGTCTCTTTCCGTGTATGAAATTTTTCTACTTGCCATCTACTATTAAATATTGATAATTATGAAATCTTTGGTTTGGAAAGTACTATCTGTAATGGTATAATCAATCCTTAATTTTGCCGTGTATTCTTCAACACCACGACCAGGTACTCTATATATACCACCAATACCCAACTTATCCATATTTAATTCACCCTGAGCTTCTAAATCTTCTAAGTAAGGTGTAATTGTTATTTCATTAACTGTAAGGTTTGGAATGTATTTTTCAATAGAATCTCTGATATCCGCTTTGATTGCCTCGAATGTTGTACCATCCATAGGTTCAAAAATAAATTCATAAATTCTCGTACCAAAATCAGGTAAATAATATCTACTACCTTTCCTTGTTAAGATAAGGTGTAATAAATCAGTCCTTATCTCTTCGTCAGTAGTCTGAGAAAGAGAAAGATATTTTCCTTCTTTACTATCTTGAAAAGGGAAATTGATACCGTATGTTTTACCGTCTGCCATTGTCTATAAATATCTTAACTAAATAAATTGCAAAAAAAAGAGGACCGAAGTCCTCTTTTATATTTATAAATTGTGTTTTTTAACAATTATCCTTCACATGCAACACACTGAAGGTCATTCAATCCCAACTTCTTTCTTGCGAAAGCTTGAGCTGAATTCATTGAGTGTTGGTAGTATAATGTCTTAACACCCAACTGCCAAGCTTCAATAAGAAGTTTGTTAACATCCTTTGTCGGCATGTCAGGTGAAACCATTAAGTTCAACGACTGTGATTGGTCAATGTAAGATTGACGAACCGCAGCTTGATTGATAATTGACGACTGATTGATTTCAGCAAATGTTCTAAACACTTCTTTCTGTTCGTCACTTAAAATATCTAAGTGTTGTACTGAACCATCATTTTGTTTGATACTGTTCCATACCTCTTTGGTGTCGTGACCTAATTCAGATAACAACTCTTTAAGAACAGGATTCTTAATAGTTACCTTCATCTTAGCAACATCCTTCACATAACAGTTAGACCAAATAGGTTCGATTGATTGTGATACTTGACCTAAGATAAAAGCTGAAGATGTTGTTGGTGCGATTGCATTCAATGTAACGTTTCTTCTTCCATATCCTTCTAAGTACTCAGGTTCACCGAACATCTTAGCCAATTCCTCAGACGCCGCGTATGATTTCTCTTTAATGTGTTTGAATACCTCAACATTCAATCTCGCAGTTTCTCTCGTATCAAAAGGAAGACCTCTCTTCTGCAGAAGTGAGTGCCAACCTAATACACCAAGACCCAACGCTCTTTGTCTCTTAGCGAAGTTGTAAGCTTTCTCCAAATAGAAGAAACCTCTCTTACCTTCGATAGTTCCGTTATCTCTGATGTCCTCAATCTTAGTCAAGAATTCAGTAACAACCGCATCTAAGAACATTGTCATAATCTCAACTGCATCTGTGTCTTTCCACTCATCATAGTGAAGAACATTCATTGATGATAATACACAAACAAATGACTCCTCTTCAGAGTTGTGAAGTGCAATCTCAGAACATAAGTTTGAATTGTAGATTGTTGCTTCTTTGTCTTTGTATACATCAACAGTGTTGTTGTTCATTGTATCATGGAACATAATGTATGGGTAACCAATCTCTCCACGTCTTTGGATGACCTTAGCCCAAATTGCTCTTTTTTCTTCATCACCCGCAATCATCTCATTCATAAACTCATCAGTTACTGTAACTGCGTGAGTCAAATCCTGAATTGGGAATCCTTCTGTACCAATCTCCAAGAACTCCATAACGTCAGGGTGCTCCACAGGAAGATATGGTGAGAAACGACCACGACGAGTTGAACCCTGTGAGATGTTGTCAACAACACTCTCAAATAGATTCATAAAGTGTACCGAACCTGGTGCTAAACCGTTGTCAGTAATCTCAGCACCTCTGTGTCTGATGTTACCAAAGTAACCAGAAGTACCACCACCCATCTTACTCATTTCACCGACCTCAGCCTGTGTGTATAGAATTGACTCGATGTTGTCTCCAATATTAGACCCGAAACAACTTACAGGTAAACCTCTCTTCTTTCCGAAGTTAGCCCATACAGGTGATGATAGGGAATACCATCCATTACCCATATAGTCATAAAATTTATCTGCAAATCCTTCGATACCTAAAATGTTCTCAGCATGGTCTGCGATTGTTCTGATTCTCTCTAGCGGTTCTTCACCTTCACTCAAGTATCCTCTACGGAGGAAGGTAATTGATTCTTCGTTAATCCAATCAAATGGTTTTCTATCGTTCATTTTATTTTTCGTTATTTAATTAGAATAAATCGTTTGATGTAATCGATTTAGATTTTTTACTGTAGTTAATACTTCTTTTATTGAAGAAGTCAGTGTGTTTAGTAGTTAAGATTTCATCGTCAAACCACTCAGTTGTTTCCAACAACGGTTCATTGATTTCAAAAATACTATCTACACCAATGGAGTTTAATGATACATTAAATCTATGTTTAATAAATTCCATTGTCTGACTTTTCGTTAGGAAATCTAAATCACCCTCCTCAAATATCCAATTAACTATTTCTGTTTCTGCCTCATACGCTTCCATTGTTGCTGCCACAAGGTCTTCTTTTAATTGTTCCGTCCACCATGATGGGTTTTCTCCTTTGATAAGGTTTACCAAATCAAATCCGAATCCAGCATGGATATTTT